GGCGAAGGGAGAGGCCAAGAGCCCGCAGGCGCATTACGCCACGATGCCGCTCCAAGACATCGCGGCCTTGCCTGTCGGCGATCTCATCGCGCCGGGCGGAATGGTCATTCTCTGGTCCACCTGGCCTCTGGTGGCCACCGGCGCGCATGTCGAGGTGCTCAAGGGCTATGGCCTGAGGCCAGTCACCGGTGGCGGCTGGGCGAAGCGGCATCCGTCCGGCAAGCTTCGCTGGGGGCCGGGCTACATCGTGCGCTCGCTGCACGAGCCCTATATCATCGCAACCCTGCCGGGTTCCGACTGGTCGGGCGCGAGCTTCCCGAACCTCGTGGAGACGCTGGAATCGGTCTCGGTCGACGGGCTGGCGCGCGAGCACTCCCGCAAGCCGGATGAGTTCTACTCTCTGGTCGAGAAGGCATGGCCGGAAGCGCGTCGCGTCTCCCTGTTTTCGCGTCAATCGCGGCCGGGCTGGAGCACATGGGGCAACGAGGCCACGAAATTCGATGGCGAGGTGGCTCATGCGTGAGCATCTGCCAGCCCTCCTGAAAGAGATCGCCGAGGTCGCGGGGCTTGATGCCGCGCTCGCGGTCGCGCAGGCGAAAGGCGGGATCACGGCCCGGTTTGGCTCGCGCCTCGCACCGGAAAACTGGCTGGTGGAGGCTGTGGGTATGGAAAAGGCCCAGCTGCTCTCCGATCACTTCACATCGGGAAGGGGTCGTATCGAGTTCGATATTCCGCTCGGTCCCACGGGGAGTATCAAGCGTGATATGCTGGCGCGCGCCGAAGCGATGCGGAAGGCTCTTGAATCCGGGCACAAGACAACCCACACTGCGCGCCATCTCGGCATCACGCGCCGGTCGGTCCAGCGGTTCAATGCGAAGTGCGCGACCGTGAAAGACCCGGATCAGCAGGATCTGTTCTGAGGTGTCCTGCGACGCGCGTCGCAGCCCTGAAAAATCCCGATAAAGGCGACGGTCGGAAACGCTGATTTTCAGCCTTTCCGGAGCCGCATCATGTCTCTTGCCAAAGCTGTCGCCAAAGCACCGCATCTCGCGAACTGGTCCCTGCCGCCCTGGCTGAAGCTGGCGATCAATGAGATCGGCCAGACCGAGGTTTCGGGAGCGAAATCCAACCCGCGCATCCTCGAATACCGGCGCATGGCCGGGCTCACCCAGTTCGGCACGATGGATGATGGCGTCGTGCCGTGGTGCGCCATCTTCATCAACGCGATGCTCGCTTCGTGCGGGGTGAAAACCTCCGCCTCGGCGATGGCGCGCAGCTTCGTGAAACATCCCGATTTCATCCGGCTCGAAAAACCGATGGTCGGCTGCATCACGGTCATCTCCTCCAGTCGCGGCCCGTCCTCTGGCCACGTCTTCTTCTACACGGCCGAGAATGGCCTGATGAATCAGGGCCTCGGCGGTAACCAGAACGACTCGGTCTCTGTCGAGATGTTCCAGAAGGCCAAGCTCGTGGGGCACTTCTGGCCGAGGGCCGTGCCGCTGCTTGCCCCGCCGTTCGACCAGCCAGTTCGGCTCGCCCGCCCGCTGCTGCCGCACGAGCGCAAGGCGGTGCGCGATGCATAATCCGCTGGATGTGATCGAGCGCTGCCTGAAGCTGCTGCTGGCCGCCCTCCTGGCGCTCGCCATCGCGGAGGCGGTTGTCTCCCTCGCCGGGTGCACTCCGGCCTCGGCCCACTCGTTTTACCCCTACGAGTGCTGCCACGACAAGGATTGCTGGCCGATGGGCAAGGGCGAGCGCGAGCCCGATCCGGTTCTGACACCGCAGGGCTGGCGGCTCTTTGATGGTGAAACCATCGCCTTCTCCGAGACGCGCGTGTCCCCCGATGGCCGTTTCCACGTCTGCCGCAAGGCCGGGGCGGCTGAGGGAGCCGTCATCCGCGCGAGCGGAAAGCCGTGCCTCTGGGTGCCACCGCAAGGATCATGATCATGAACGGGTTCTCGGATTACCAGCTCGCCTTCGACCAGAGCCTCGACGATGCGATCGAGGTTGGCGACGAATATCTCAGCCGCGCAGAAATGATCGTCGTGATGGAGGCGAAGATCGAAGCGCTCAGGAAGGAGCGCCTTGATGGCTGATGCAGCGCAAAAAGAGGCGGCCTTCGTCAAGGTCGAACAAGCGTTTCGGGCGCTGGCGGATGCCGTGCGCGAACTCAAATCATTGGGTGCGACCGAGGCGGATTGCGAAGCGCGGATCGGGCCGATGCTCGACGAACTGGAGGAGGTCTTCACCCATGACTGACAACAAAGGCCTGCCCGTCGCCGGTTACACCGCGCAGACCGATGAGCGCGTCGCGCTCGTGAACGCCAACAAGCGATTGGAGGAGTGCGTTCTGCGCGCTCTCGATCTGGTTCAGGCCAATCCGGACTTCGACCAGCGCTGGCTTGCCATCGCCCGCACCAACATCGAGCAGGGCTTCATGGCCTTTAACCGGGCGATCTTCCTTCCCGAGCGCGTGAAGCTGCCGGAGGATGAGGACGGCGCATGACCGACCTCCAGAAGCCCTCCTACTCGACCTCGAAGTCCGCGATGTGGATCTCGGGCGCCTGCGCCTGGGTGCTCGTGTTCATCGTGGTTGTGGGCGGCGTCGGTGGCTCGGCCGGAGCGCTGGCTCTCGCGCCGACGATCGTCCCGGCGATGGTCGCGCTCATCGTCGCGCTGCTCGGCGTGCATCGCGCCTTCGGCTCGATCGACATGCGCACCATCGCCGGCCAGCACCGGCACCCGCGCTCCCGCCGGAAAGAGCCGGAGGAAGAGGCGGCATGATGACGTTCATCGCTCTGGCTCTCGGCGGGCTCGTCGGCTGGTTCTGGGATGAGCTCTCATGATCGGCGCGCTGTTCACCGGAGCCGCTGTTGAAGGCGGTTTGAAACTCTCGCGCGGGCTGATCGCCGGCCTCGCCTTTGCCGTGCTGTTCGCAGCCTGTGGCATCGGCTTCTGGCGCGGCATGGCCGCGATCGAGCGGATGGTCGAGCGGGCCGAGAAGACCGGGGCCGATCGGCAGGATGCGCATTAGCGCAAGGAAATCGCCGAGTCGAACGCCGCAGCCGAGGCCGAGCGCGCACGGCAAGCCGTTGAGGCCGCCGCCTCATCAGCCGTCGCTGAACGCACGATCGCCGATCTCACCCGATCCCTTGCCGAATGGGAGACCCGAAATGCCCCGCGTGGCCCTGAAAAGAGCTGCTTTACTCCTCGCGAGCTCGATGACCTTAACCGGCTGCGCCAGCCCCGTCCGCGAGGCTCCTGACGTGAGTACGGTCTTCCTTCCGCGCCCCATCCCGGAAAGCGCGAAGCTGCCCTGCGACACGCCGACGAAGCTCAAGAGCAGCGTTCCCAGCGAGCTGAAGCGTGCCCTCGCGCGCGACGGAATTGCCCTCCTCGAATGCGAAGAGCGCCGCCGCGCGGCCGTGGAGAGTTCGCCGTGAGTGATCTCGTCGACGAAGCCGCAGCGGCCTCAGAGCTCGAACGCGAGGTGTGCATCATCCGCGCGGCGGACCAGATCGCGCATCCCGGCTCCATCCATTGCGAAGAGTGCGGCTCGGAAATCCCCGAGGCCCGCCGCGCCGCCGCACCCTTCGCCACCCGCTGCATCCACTGCCAGACCAATTTTGAGAGGGCCGGTCCATGATTTCAGAACTCAAGGACTGGCTGAGCGTCATCGCCACTGCAGTGTCTCTGGCGGCCCTGCTCTACACGTTCGTCACGCGTAGCGGCAAAGAGGCCAACGAGAAGGTCGCAGCGCTGAGCGAGAAAGTGGAAACGGTTGAGGATCGAATTGCGCGCGTCGAGGGTGAGCTGAAGGGCGTCCCCGACCGTGACAGCGTCCACAAGATGCAGATCGAGATGGTGGCCATGCGCGGCTCGATCGATGTGCTGGCCGAGCGGCTGAAGCCAGTCCTCGCTATTACCAACCGCATGCAAGAGGCCATGATCGAGGAGCGCAAATGAGCACGATGGATCGCATCATCCGCGAGGATGCCCGGCTCATCATTCTGAAGGCGCTGGTCGAGCAGCCGGATGGCCGGCTGAATTCCGACCTCCTGCGCGAGGCACTCTCGACCTTCGGCATCTCGAAGAGCCGCGACTGGGTGCATGAGGAGCTGCGCCACCTCGCCGAACTCGGTGCAGTGAAGGTGCACGAGATCGGCACCGTCCGCGTCGCGCAGATCACGGCCAAGGGTGGGGATCATGTGGCACGCCGCATCGTGATCGAGGGCGTCAAGCGTCCCTCGCTGCCGGAGGCATGACATGACCGAGCAGCGGGGTCGCGGCCGTCTGTCCTCGCTCGATCTCCTGCCAGAGGAGGCGCAGGACGATCTCATCTGGGCATGCCAGCAGCTGGCCGAGCGCCAGCGGACACAGGCCGATATCCTGTTCGAGTTCAACGATCGCCTCGCGGTGAAGGGAATCGAGCACGTCTCGAAATCCGCCTTCAACCGGAAGGCCATCCGGATTGCAGCCGCGACGCGCCGCCAGCGCGAGACGCGCGAGATCTTCTCAGCCCTCTCGGGCGATATCGAACCGGCCCGAATCGACGAACACTCGATCGTGCTGGGCGAGTTCCTGAAGACCCTGATCTTCGAGCTGCTCCAGCCCGGCTCGGGCGAGCACAATGCCGACAGCGCCATGAAGCTCTCTCGCGGCTTCAAGGAGATCATGGTCGGCCAGAAGATCTCCGCCGATCGGCGTGCCGACGAGGAGAAGCGCGCGACCCAGAAGGCTGTGGCGGCGATCGAAGCCGTGGGCAAGGCCAAGGGGCTCACCTCTGAAACAGTCGAGGCGATCAAGCGCGATGTGCTCGGCATCCGCGAGGGCAGCACATGAGCGCGCCTCTCTCCCGTGAGGAATGGGCGAAGATCCGTGCAGCCTCGCAGGAGGCCGTTCTCGCGCACGATATCCCGCGCACCGATCTTCTGCTCGGCTACCAGAAGCGGGCCGTGCACCTCCTGGAAACGACGGCCGTTCTCGTGGTCGAGAAGAGCCGACGCATCGGCTTCACCTGGGGGCTTGCGGCCTATGCGGTCCTGCGCGCCTCACGCGAGCGCGCGGCGCGGGGCTATGACGTGATGTATATTTCCTATTCTCAGGAGATGACCCGCGAGTTCATCGACGCCTGCGCCATGTGGGCACGCGCCTTCGCGCTGGCAGCGGGTGATACCGGCGAGCTCATGTTTGATGACGTCGACCCGGACAACCCAGCCGAGACACGGCAGATCAAGGCCTTCCGCATCCAGTTCGCCAGCGGGTTCGAAATCCTCGCCTTGTCCTCGGCACCGCGCTCGCTTCGCGGCAAGCAGGGCTGCGTCATCATCGACGAGGCCGCATTCGTCGATAGCCTGGCCGAGCTGCTGAAGGCCGCGCTCGCCTTCCTGATGTGGGGCGGCCAGGTCGTGGTTGTCTCGACCCACAACGGCACGGCCAACGCGTTCAACGAGCTCTGCCAGGACATTCTGAAGGGGCGGAAGCCTTACGCGCACATGCGCGTGGATTTTGACCAGGCGCTGCAGGAAGGGCTCTATCAGCGCATCTGCCTTGTGACGGGCAAGGAATGGTCGCCGGAGGCTGAAGCGCAGTGGCGCGACGAGATCCGCGCCTTCTATGGCGATGCGGCCGAGGAGGAACTCGATTGCGTGCCGGCACAGGGCTCCGGCGTTTTCCTCTCGGCCGCGATGATCGAGGAGCGCATGTTCGACGCGCCCGTGCTCCGGTTGGCCCTGCCGCCATCCTTTTTCCAGCTTCCGGCCACCAAGAAGGAGAGCGAGATCGCGGCATGGATCGCTGACTACCTCGACCCGGTCATGAAGCAGACCATCGACCCGAACCTTCAATCCGGGTTCGGGATGGACGTCGGCCGTTACCGGGACCTCTCGATCCTCGCGCCGATCCAGATGATGCGGACCCTCAGGCGAGTGGTGCCGTTCCTGGTCGAGCTCGACCGCGTGCCCTTCGCGCAGCAGAAGCA